GGGCAAGATACGAGCGCAGCAACTGGCGAACCGGGAGACTATCACAACTCAGACGGTGAAGCGGATGTACTCGTACTTGAGTCGAGCAGCCGAATACTATGAGCCGGGCGATACTACTGCGTGCGGAACGATATCATACTTGCTTTGGGGCGGTGAGCCTGCGCTGAGATGGGCAGAGAGAATCCTACGTGAAGAAGGCGAAATAGAATAGTATATTTGTAGTATGCCATTCAAATCAAAAGCACAGCGAGCGTTTCTATACGCAAGTAATCCGAAGGTCGCAAAGGAGTTCGCCAAGAAGACATCGCCAAAGCAGATGAAGTCTCTGCCTGCTAAAGTCAAGAAGAAGAAATGAAGCTGAAGGAAAAGATAGAACGAGTGCTGAACGAGTACGATGAGTATCAGATGAGGCGTGACTTGGCTGAACTCAGTCCGGGTGAGCGACTCAAGATGCTGGCTACACTTGCTGAGTATATTACTCCCAAGATGAACCGTCAGGAGATCAAGCCTGATGACGGCACGATTAACATAAGGATTATCCGTGACTGACATCGAGGTCAAGCTCAAGCGACTGCATAGTGGTCAGGAGAAAGTGCTGACGGAAGCCAGTCGCTACAACGTGCTGAAGATTGGCAGGCGATGGGGTAAGACTACTCTTGCGGTCAATGAGCTGCTCCCTCAGGTTGCGCTTGATGGCAAGCCTTGTGCGTACTATGCGCCCACGTACAAAGACCTTCATGATGTGTGGCTTGAACTCAAGTACACACTCAAGCCAATCATCGAGACAAAGAACGAGCAGACTAAACAGATGCGACTCATCACTGGTGGGATTATCGACTTTTGGTCGATGGACGAGCCTGACTCAGGCAGGGGGCGAAAGTATGCGAGGGTAGTGATTGATGAGGCAGAGAAAGCCAAAAAGTTCAGAGAGGCGTGGACTCAGACGATTATGGCTACGTTGCTGGACTTCAAAGGCGATGCGTGGATACTCAGCACTCCCAAGTTCGGCAGGACTTTCTTCAAGGAACTGTTCGCAAAGGATGACGGCAGTTGGAGTTCTTTCAACTTATCTACCTACGATAATCCGCATATCAGCCACGATGAGGTTGACCACTTGCGTGAGCAGTTGGATGAGTTGACCTTCCGGTGCGAGATACTTGCTGAAGATGTCGACCTTGCGAACAATCCCTTCGCCTATGCCTTTGACGAAGCCAAGCACGTGCAGGCGGTGGAGTACGATAAGATGCAGCACTTGTATCTGAGCTTCGACTTCAACGTTGATCCCATAACCTGCTTGGCTATCCAGCACAAAGACGGATGTATCAACGTGGTTCAGGAGTTCGCACTGCGGAACTCAGACATCTATCAGCTCTGCGACAGTATCATTGCAGCATTCCCGAAGGCGAGCTTCATCGTGACTGGCGATGCGACCGGAGCGAATCGGTCAGCCTTGACCAGTGGCAACACCGGGTATTATGATGTCGTGGCTGCTCGGCTTCATCTTGGTAGGGCGCAGATGCGTCAGCCTGCGGTGAACCCCAGTATCAGGGACACGAGGGTGCTGGTCAACTCGCTGCTTCAGAACTACTGCATCCGTATCAGTCCGACCTGCAAGGGTCTCATCACGGACTTGAAGTACGTGGAGGTTGACGAGGACGGTGACATCATGAAGGACCGAAGCACTGACATCCGCAAGGCTGACTTGCTGGACTGTTGGCGATACTACTGCCATAGTTTTCACCGTGATTGGATTCGCTTTTTGTGATGTATATTTGTAATCATGGCAACGAGCTACAACTGCACAATCAAGATTCCTCTCATATCAACGTGGAGCAATTCAGGATACTACTTGTGGAAGCAATTAACCTCAGGTGCTGGCAGTGGATACGGAAGTCTGACCGCAATGCTCGATGACATAGTAGTCACGCTCGACAGTACATACTCAGCGACTACTACATACACGCAACAGTTGATTGGCACGTACACCTACATCACTTTGAAGATTCGAAGCATGGGCATCGACCCTGCGGTGAGTACTGATGACTTGGTTGCGTTGAGCCTGCTTGATGATGACGGTGGAATCTTCACTGGTTCATTCGAAGTCGTTGAGGTGTGTAACGATTGCAAGGAACTCAACATAGCCAATTGCAATCAATTCTTTGAGTTGACTGGACTCAATCCTGAGACCGGATACAAGCTTGTCTTCACAGATAACCAGAGCAACGTGGAGTACACATATTACTATTCAACAAGCGAGCAGGGAGTCATCACGATTGACACTACATACTTTCCTGATGGGGTGTTCAATCCGTACTCAAGCTACACGGTCAGCATATTTGATAACTCAGGCAACCCAATGGTATTATCATTGGATGCGGTAGAGTACGATTGCTACCGTCTTACGTTCACCCCTAACACACTTGTATACGATTAATGATGGACACACTCGTATTCTTAATCATCAACTCGCTATTCATTAACGGACTCAAGATAGCGATGGAGGAAGGCATGATACTTGAATGGCTTGGCAAGTGGGGAGAGAAGTGGCTTGGCTACTTGTGGCAACCGTTAGGCGGATGTGTTACGTGCATGGCTTCGGTGTACTCGATACCGTATTGGATTACCTTCGATTGGAACATAGCGATGCTCATCATGTACATCCCGGCATTGGCTGCGGTGAACACAATCATATACAACAAGTTCTTCAGTGAGTGAACTAAACGCATACCTCGTAGGCATCGGGTACTATCCATTGGGGCGTTGTGCCTGCAAGGGCAAGCCGTTCAGGTGGAAGAACCGTCAAGGTCATGAGGTCAAGTTATATAAGGATAACAACTGGCAGCTCATTGTCGGTGGAATAGTAAGATATGGAAAAATTGAAACTGCGATTGACGAGATTCAAGAATACTATCAGCAATTGGTGGGCGAAGCTCATCACAAAGCTGGGTCATAAGCCGATATGGCAACTGGAGGAAGGTCATGTGATAGAGCCTGCCTTCATTAGTAATGGAGTGCAATACTATCGCCTGAAGGATTACTTCAATACCTTCTCGATGCGTGGACTGATGGCGTTGCAGGTGTATGAGGAATGGAACATGAGATTCCAGCGTGAGCATCTGATGGCGTTTATCGATTCGATGGAGAAAGTAACCAATGACCCGAAGAGCATCAAGATTGGAGAGATCATCAAGCTGATTGCGATGATGAAAGAAAGGATGGAGTGGATAGTGCCAACGAGTGAAATCATATATAAATTTGCATCAGTAGCGTTCTTCGACAAGAATGAATCACCGTACAGCTATGATCCGGAATACTGCAAGGAGAAGATAGCACGCTGGAAGGAGGCAGCAGATATCAACGATTTTTTTATCGTGATGCAGCTCAAGGATATGCTGCCCTTGCCAACGCTATCAGAGGAAGATTTGCGGATCTGTTTGACGGTAATCGACAAGATGGAGGAACTCCAATTGAACAAAGTGCTGGGCAAAAGCTCGCCAAGCAAAACGAAGATGGATTCATCCAGCGTACCCTCTTGAATCAGCGGTACGGAGTGAACTGCACCAAGCTCACGTTGTGGGAATACTTATTGCTAATTGAACACACTTCTAAAACTAAGGACTGATGGGATTGAAAATAACATACAGTGATGCTATACAGTTGGGGAATACTTTGCTTCGATGTCCATTTGCAATTGAGGACATTGATACTGGAGACCCTATTCAATCATATTATTTTATCTTCGATGTGCAAGACTTCTCTTGTGTTTACGATACCGAATATATTGGCATGGCTGAATTGATGTTCGGACCGAATAAGCTTCAGATAACAGATAGTTATGTCGAGTTTTTTGATGGAGGTGGCAATCAAGTATCTGATCCCAAGGCTCTCGCTGATTACGTAATTGGTGATGTATCTCAATATTCTGCATGATGGCTAAGTACATACAATACGTTTCAACGAGTAATTTGCTGGGCGCAAGAATGATTGTATCAAGTTTCATAATTGAAGATGACAATGGGATTCTCAACAATCTATACTACACCTTCGATGCTCGTAAATTTGCTGCCTTGAACTATGGTAGGGGAGGTGCTTTCGGTGAGATGATGTTCAATCACAATAAGCTAACGGTCACAGATGAGTATGCCGAATGGAGAGATCCCGGTGGAGATCCATATTTGAATTTATACGAATTCATCGAAGCAGTCGCTAATGATGTAGCAGCCTTCATACCCTAATGCCCACGTATACCATAGTCGACTTCTCCTCCACTACCGTCAAGCTGACGGTGGACTTGGATGAGTATGTTTACAAGAAGGCATACTGCTCGACTGCGGTCTTCGGTGACTACTTGTACTTCTATGCTCATCAGGTAGAGCAGAACTACTTCAGGCAGCAGTGGGCGATTGACTACAATGATTGCACTAACCCGGTAGCAGCGAGTGCATCGGCTTTGAAGACTGCCGTTGATGCTATCCTGAACAACTACGCAGTGCCAAGTGGAGGAGGATTCGTTCCGTATGTGGGTGCTACCGGCAACGTGGACTTGGGTGCTAATGGTCTCATCACGGACTTCGTGAGCTTCGACCTGACACCGGTAGCAGCACCGGGTGCAGGGCAGATTGCCTATCAAGGGAACACTGGTGCGCTATCTTATCTGCTGAACAATAGCAACGTGATGTGCAGCATCGGTCAGACCATGCACGCTTATGTTCACAATGGCGAGGCGGTGACTATCACGAAGGGTCAAGCGGTGTTCTTGTTCAGTGCTTCGGGGAACAAGGCGAGCGTGAAGCTTGCGAACAATACGAGCGATGCTACCAGTGCCAAGACATTCGGACTGGCTGCGGAGGACATAGGTGCAGGGCAGAACGGAATGGTGATCTGTCAAGGCGTGATTGATGGGTTGAACACATCCATGTACACGGCAGGAGATACGCTATATCTTGGA